GCTCCCAACTCAGGCGCTGGGTGGTAAACCTGACCGCCCGCTGGGTTACAAAGTAGATGCCTCTGTTTGGGGTATTATGACCCCTGTGTTTGTAGTAGGTAGCTACGAGAACACATGCGGCGGCGCAGACGGAATCAAAACACAAGAGGAGATCGCTGATCGCGTGGTCAAGGCGCATGGTCATGGTCATGTGCTCGTTGAAGGGTTGCTGATGAGCAAGTCAAGCAGCGGCGGGCATGTGGCTCCAATACTGAAAGACCACGGCGCGATATTCTCGTTCTTGAACACCCCTTGGGAGATCTGCTTAGAGCGGGTTTTACAGCGTCGCGCAGCGGCGGGTAATGAGAAAGTATTTGATCCCGAGAAGACCATGCGCACGGCGTATGACCAGTGTCATAGGAGCGCAGAAATACTAACTGAAGCGGGAGGTTATGACGTTCGTTTCCTAGATTGGCAAGACCCCGTCTCAGGTGTTGTAGCGTATTTGAAGGAGAACGAAAATGCGTGACAATTGCCCATACCCGATGCCGACACCGGAGACTGTGTGCTCGATGCCGAGTCTGCTTTATTTCATCTGGGAGCGCGAGGCTATTCGCCTCGCCCGTGAGAACGGTCACAGCGCCCCGTGGACTAAAGACCCCGTGCTTGACAAATACAAGTTTACCAATATTCACCGCTGTGACGACCGCGTCTCGCAATGGATCATTGATAAGTTGATAACCCCGTACCTTGAGCGCTCTGACCTCTGGTTCACCCTGCTGATCGCTCGCTTGATCAACTGGCCACCCACGCTACAAGCACTGATCAACAAGGGTGTCATCCCCTGCACTCCGCAAGAGTTTGACGCTGACATGTTTGAGCACACGCTTGAGCGCATCAAGAACGACGGCAAGAAGGTCTACTCCGGCGCGTACATGCTCTACCCGACTAAGATGGAACCAGGAGGCAACAAGTCTAGGGCGGTGGCAAAGTACATCATCGGCAGCGCCGTTGAAAACGCTGAGAGCATTGACAACACGCTATGGGAGGCGGGCGAGGCACCGACAATAGAACGCTTTGTGACTGAGTTGAGCAAATGCTTCGGTATTAGCACATTCATAGCCGGTCAAGTGGCTGCTGATTTGACTTATGCTCCTGGTCATCTGGACACGGCTGAGGACTTATACAGCTATGCGCCCGTGGGTCCAGGGAGTTCACGCGGTCTCAACTACTTACTAGGTAAGTCGCCTTACGCCACGTGGAAGCAGAAAGAGTTCAATGCCGAGCTGAGCATCGTCTTTAGCGAGATTGTTGACAAGTTAGAAATCATAGACATGACGCTGCACGATGTGCAGAACTGCATGTGTGAGTTCAGCAAGTACTGCCGCGCTGTGCTCAGCGAGGGTAAGCCTAAAACAAATTATCAACCAGAAACGGAGTTCTAAATGGAATTAGTCGTACGCAATGTCAATCAGGCTTTCAGTGAGATATTCTGGAAGCTCAAAGTGCTCAACCTACAACCTGAGCAGACCCGCAATGGTCCCGCAATCGTGTACCCAGAGATGGTGACCACGGTCTATAAGTGCCCGTCTGAGCGGGTGCTGTTTCACAAGGGTCGTGACGCAAACCCTATCTTCCACTTGATGGAGTCTATCTGGATGCTCGCAGGGCGTAACGACGTTGCGTTCTTACAGCAGTTCAATAAGCGCATGGTCGAGTTCAGCGATGACGGCAAGACCTTTAACGCCGCCTATGGCCACCGCTGGCGCAAGCATTTCGGTCATGACCAACTTGACGATGTCATCAAGATGCTACGCCGCGACCCTAACAGTCGTCAAGCTGTTATTCAAATGTGGGACGATGCTGACTTGAGCAAGAAGACCAAGGACAAGGCATGCAATATGCAGGTCATCTTTGACACGCGTGGGGGTCGTCTGAACATGACGGTGATCAACCGGTCTAATGATATCTGGTGGGGTGCTTACGGCGCTAACGCTGTGCACTTTAGTTTCCTGCAAGAGTTCATTGCCGCCGCCATAGCGCACAGAATCGGCGTGTACCGTCAAGTGAGTAATAATTTTCACTTGTACACAGAACTTTATAACGCGAAGCCTTACTTGGTGTCCCCGCCGGACTCACATGATTATGACCATTACTCTAACGGCTCAGTGCGTCCGCTGCCGATCATGCTGAATGGCGAGTACAAACTGTTCCTAGCGGAGTGTGAGATGTTCTGCCATGACCCGTTCAATGAGCGTATACATTATGCTAACCCGTTCTTTGAGCACATCGCCCGCCCTATGGCTATGATCAGTCGTGTGCGCAAGATTCACGCAGGTGACGGTCGTAGCTACGCCGCTAAGATCCGCGCTGAAGACTGGCGTCGCGCCGCTTTTGATTGGATTGACCGCCGTGACCACGCTCGCAAGATCAAAGAGGAAGATGACGAGATAAATGAGATGCGGGAGGTACTGAAAAAATAATTTACTTTCTGTGAGAAATGTGAGCTATAATTTCTTACATAACTGCTAACTGGAGAACTTTTTTGTGAAACATACTCTCGATTTTATTCTGGCTGGAAGCGAAGTGAAGCGGTATCATACCGTCACCACTCTCGTGTCTGAAACAGTCGGTCATCACTCGCACGGCGTAGCTATGTTGTGCTTGTTGTTTGATCCGATGGCGAGTCGTCAAATGCTGATGGCTGCGATGTTTCACGACCTCGCTGAACATCAAACCGGCGACATCCCCTCCCCCGCTAAGCGTGAGTTCGGCATCGGCGGTAAGGTAGACGAATTAGAGCTGCGACTTATGACCGCTGCCGGAATCGTCATGCCTCACCTCTCGCCTGAAGACAAGCGCACTCTCAAACTCGCTGACGTAGCTCAGGGTGCATTGTTTTGCGCTCGGGAAATTTCACTGGGTAACAAACGTATGCGCCGCGTATTTGACCGCTACATCAGCTATGCGGAAGAGTTGATTCTGGTCGGTCGCGAGCGCGAAATCTTCAACATGATTAAGGAATACGCAGCATGAGCGCGGCTAATCAAAAACAAATAGGCGGTAATCACTACAAGCACGGCGGCGAGGAGCACTGGGATCGTGTGAATCGTTTGAACCTGAATTACTTTCAGGCGGCTACTACTAAGTACGTTGAGCGGTGCTACCTCAAAGGTAATCCGATTCAAGACCTACAGAAAGCCGTTCATTTTCTTGAGAAGCTGATTGAGATCGAGCAGCGTAAAGCTGATGCGGCTTGCAGTGACGGTGCTGAGCCGACTCGTGGCTATGTTAACCAAGACTGAAATGGGCACTTGGGTGTTTGATACAGAAACTCTACCTAACCGCACTTTGTTCTGCGCAAAGAACATTGAGACGGGCGAGTGGTTTGACCTGTGGCGTCATGATGACGACGCACCGGCTCGCCTTACGCGGTTCGTGCAGCAGTCAGACAGTACATTTATCGGCTTCAACAGCAAATCATTTGACAACGCAGTTGTGGCGGCATTCTGCCTCGGCAGGACTGAGATTGAGATCAAGCGCATTGCTGATGACATCATCACGAACCGCCTAGCGCCGTGGAATGCGATGCGTAAGCATAATTTACGTAGCGTTATTCTTGATGACATTGACTTGATTGAGGTCGCCCCGTCATTCGTAGGTTTGAAAGCCTATGGTGCTCGCATGCACATGCCTAAGTTGCAAGATATGCCGATCGCTCACGACGACATGATCACCCCTGATCAAGAGCCGATGCTACTTGAGTATTGCCACAACGACGTTGACACAACGGCTGAGCTATTGAATCAACTCGAGGGTGAGCTTATGCTGCGTGTTGAGATGAGCCGCCGTTACGGAGCCGACATGCGTAGCAAGTCTGACTCGCAAAAGGCTGAACAGGCTTACATCACCAGCATGGGTCTCAAACGTCAGGATAATGACATCCCTAAGACGGTCAGATATACGCCTCCGGCGTTCCTGAAGTTTATGGATGCCGAGCTACAGGGTCTGCTTGATCGCGTCTCTGAGCACGTGTTCAACATGAACCCCGTCACTGGGCACGTCAGGCTTCCAGATTTTCTCGGGCTAAAGACGATTAAATTCGGCAGCGGTGAGTACCAGCTCGGTGTGGGCGGTATTCACAGCGTTCATGACAGACAGGTGTGCCACATCGCCGGTGATGATCACATGTGCGACATTGACGCGGCTTCGTTCTACCCGAGTATCATTCTTGAGTGCGGGTTCATACCGGTCGCGTTAGGTAAACGCTTTGTGGAAGAGTACCGCAAGATTTATGAGCGCCGCCTAGAAGCAAAGCGTAACGGCGACAAGATTACCGACGCGACCCTGAAGATTTCATTGAATGGTACATTCGGCAAACTCGCTAGCCGCTTCTCGGTGTTGTACTCGCCGGACTTGATGTTGGCGGTCACGCTGACTGGGCAGTTCACCCTGCTCATGTTGATTGAGTGGCTTGAGCGAGCAGGGGCTTTGACTTTGTCAGCCAATACTGACGGTATTGCAATTCGTTACACTAAGGAGCAGAAGGAGCTGGTTGAGAAGGTTGTCAACAAATTCAGCGAGGTGTCTGGTTTCTCATTTGAGTACACACCATATCGCGCCTTAGCTGTCAAAGATGTCAATAATTACATTGCGGTCAAACCTGATCGCAAGTTAAAAGTGAAAGGAATCTATGCGCCGTTATCTCTCAAGAAAAACCCAACGGCTCAGGTATCGTCAGATGCTGTGGGAGCATGGCTGGCAGAGGGTACTCCGTTTGAAGACACGATTAGGTCTGCTCCGTTCACGGACTTCATTAGTGCCCGAAATGTTACCGGCGGCGGTCAGCAGAACGGCGTTTATCTTGGCAAAGTCGTACGGTGGTATCAATCAACGGATGCTAGCAATGAGCCTATCAAGTACGCTACGAATGGCAACAAGGTTCCGAAAACCGAAGGCGCTAAGGCATGCATGACCCTGCTTGACAAGGTCACACACCCAGCTGATTTAGACTATGACTGGTACAACAAAGAGGCGATAAAAATCGCCATAGCGGTAGGCTGCTCTGAGTATCTCACTCCTGAGCAGATCGCTTTAGTGGCACCACCACCTAAGAAAACTAGGAAAGTTAAAAATGGAACACGGTAATCAACGAACTGTCTACGTAGTACAAGTAGACAATAACAAAGACCTCTCGGACGCGAAGAAGTACGGCGCGTTGCGTGCGGTCTTCGGTAATCCGCGTAAACCTTACGACACGACAGGCATGATCGCTAAGGCGCGTCGTGTCATGGCTGAATGGCAAAATGGCGACCACCTGTTGATGGTTGGCGACCCTACGCTGTGCGCAGTTTGCATGGTAGTAGCAAGTGAGCAGGACGACATTATCAATGTGCTGAGCTGGGATCGTAACTCGTTCTCGTACATGCCTCAGCGTTGGGACTTTGGGCAGATGGGTCTCGACTATGACGATTTTGAAACAGCGGATGACAAACCGCTTTAACCCACGAAAGGAGAAAAATATGTCAAACTGGCAAGACGCCTTGAGAAAAGGCAAACAGGACGTGCCACCCCGTATTTGTATTTACGGCGGTCACGGTATCGGTAAGTCTAC